TGGAAATGATATTACTATTGCTGCTTCTGCAGGTGGTAGTGGTACAACATATAGCGCAACGAATGGGTTAACGTTAAGTGGTACTAAGTTCGGTCTTGGTGGAACATTAACGGGTACGACTCAATTGATTGATAACAGAGTTACGAAATCTGGTATTGAATACGCTGGTGATTATGGGACTGGATTCACTAAACTTTCTCTTGTTACGAAGCAATTTGTAACTGGTATAACAAGTACATTATTACTAACCTCAGTGTTCAACACATATTCTGGCAACACGCAAAACCAGATCAACGCAAAGCTTGCGACATCTACATTTAATACGTATTCTGGTAATACACAAAATCAGATTAATGCTAAGTTAGCAACATCTGCGTTTAACACGTATTCGGGTAATACACAAAATCAGATTAATGCTAAGTTAGCAACATCTGCATTTAACACATATTCAGGTAATACGCAAACACAAATCAACGCCAAAGTTGCTGGAGCAACAAACGGTTTAACTAAGACAGGCACAAACGTTGGATTAGGCGGTTCGCTTACGGGCGTAACAACAATAGTTGATAATCGTGTAACTAAGAGAGGTATAGAATATGGTGGTAATTATGGTACTGGTTTTACTAAACTTTCGTTAGTCACGAAACAGTTCGTAACTGGTATTACGAGCACGTTGTTAGTAACATCAGCATTCAACACATACTCAGGTAATACACAAAATCAGATCAATGCAAAGCTTGCGACCTCTGCATTCAACACATATTCAGGTAACACACAGAACCAGATCAATGCGAAGTTAGCAACATCAGCATTTAATACATATTCAGGTAACACACAGACACAAATAAATGCCAAAGTTGCGGGAGCAACAAATGGATTAACTAAGACTGGTTCGAACGTTGGATTGGGTGGTTCGCTCACTGGCGTAACAACAATTGTTGATAATCGTGTTACTAAGAGAGGTATTGAATATGGTGGAGATTATGGTACTGGTTTCACTAAGCTTTCATTAGTTACGAAACAATTTGTTACAGGTATCACGAGCACATTGCTTGTAACATCAGCATTTAACACATATTCTGGCAATACTCAAAACCAGATTAACGCAAAAGTTGCAGGAGCAACAAATGGATTGACTAAAACCGGAACAAATGTTGGTCTTGGTGGAACACTTACTGGTACAACACAATTTATTGATAATAGAGCAACTAAGAAGGGTTTGGAATATGCTGCTAACTATGGTACTGGGTTTACTGCGAGATCATTAGTCGATGCAGGATATGTAACAGGATTAACACAATCCATTGGTGGTACGATACAATCTTCTTGGAATTTCAGTACAACTACTACGGCTAGTGACCCGGGAAGTAAAAATTTCAGACTTAATAATTCTACTTTAGCAAGCGTAACTGCTATATATTTCAATAATACGACAAATCAAAAATCTGATGCAAGTAATGTCATATCATACCTAGTATCAGGTAATAAAATATATATTCAACAAAGAAATGACTCTACTAGATCAGCATTATTTCAAGTAACTGGTGTACCTACGAATAATACTGGTTGGTGGACTGTTCCAGTTTCTGTAGTTAATAGCAATACGATATATCAAAACGGTGCAGATACTGGAGTGGCTTTATTCTTCACTGCTGCTGGTGGTAGTGGAACATTAACTGGTGCTACAAATGGTTTATCTCTTGCAGGTGGTGGTACTAAAGTTAAATTGGGTGGAACATTAACAGGTTCAACACAAATTGTGCTTGGAACTAATAATTTAGATTTATCTGGCACAACAAGATTTAATACAACAGGTGTTACATCAATTGTAAAACTCACTACAACAACAACAGCAACTAAAGCTGCTATTAAAATAGGAAGTTTCGGTTCTGATCCAAGTGCACCTGTTGCAGGTGATATATATTATAACAGTGGTACTAACTTGGTAAAATTCTATAATGGTACTACTTGGGAAAATATTGGTAGTTCAAGTACTGGAGGTACAACATACAGCGCAACTAATGGTTTATCATTAACTGGTGCTAATAAATTTGGTCTTGGTGGTACACTTACTGGTACAACACAATTGATTGATAACAGAGTTACGAAATCTGGTATTGAATACGCTGGTGATTATGGGACTGGATTCACTAAACTTTCTCTTGTTACAAAACAATATGTAACAGGACAAACCAGTACTGTATATACATTAAACACTGTAGAAGTGAATATAGCCACATTACCTAAGAGTAGTGGTAAATTTAGTATCACAGGTTTAACAGGGTTAATAACAAACAAACCTGTCTATATTCAACAAGCAAATGGCCCTTATACAAACAAAGGAACTCGTGATGATGAAAGTGAAATGGAAAATATTTCAGTTTCAGGTAAAGTATTGAATGCAACGACCATTCAATGTTATTGGAGATCATCAACAAGAGCAAAAGGTAACTATAAATTCAATTATAAGGTGGGTAGTTAATAAAAATTTATAAGTATTTATAAATATGGCAAATATAGAAGGAGCAATTACAGGAAATGTGATGGAAGTTGATTCAAATCATAATTTGAAAATAAACATTCCTATTGGTCAAACACAGAGTGGATATTTTTCAGGTATGATGGACTATGACATAGCTGTCCAATCCCTTTATTCACGTAAACACAATTTTCCATTCGTGACATATGATAGAAGATTATCTGTGGGTTTAGATACTCCATATTTCGACTATACTTTTAATTCCATAGCACAAGATAGTGGTATTTGGAGATATGTGACTGCAACCATGACAACTACTTGGGGTACTGGTGGTATGCTAATGAATGCTATTTCCACAGTAACTACTGCAACAGGAACTGCAGTATCTACATGGAGAACATTTCCATTAACAGCACATGGTACGATGAGTGTAGATATGAGTTTGAGTATTACAGCAGCCCCTTTAATGGGTCAAGTAGTTGAATTTGGTTTGTTTCCATTTGGTGCAGGTACTGCTGCTCCTACAGAAGGGGTTTATTTTAGATATACCAATGCTGGTTTAATTGGAGTTATTAATTTTAATGGTACAGAAACAACCACAGGAGTTATGATACCATCGACATTAATACCACCAAACGTAGTAAATGATTTTACAATAAGAATTCACGAAAGATTAGTACAATTTCTTAAAGAAGGAATTTTACTTTATAATGCAGAAATGCCTACTCCTTCTGCGCAAGGACAGCCATTTATTACAACGGAATTACCATTAACATTTCAATTTAGAAACTCTGGTACTGTTAACGGTGCAATTGTCATGCAACTTAAAGTTAATGATGCTGCAGTAGAACAAAAAAGTTTAAATTTAGGAAAACCATACTCACATACTCAAGCAAGTAAGGGCTTAATGGGCTATCAGGGTACTAACGGTGGTACTATGGGTACTACTGCATCTTATGCGAATAATTTGGCTGCAGGTGCTGGTACTATATTATCAAATACAGCGACATTAATAACTGGTTTGGGTGGACAGGGTGGGGCATTGGGAACTTTAGCTGTCCCAACTGATGGAATTGTGTGTTCATTTCAAATTCCTGCAGGTGGTGTTAACCAAACACCTAGAATGCTATATCTAACAGGAGTTAAAGTGAATTGTGGTGTTACAACCGTATTAGCTGGTGGGCCTATGCTATATGCTATGTCATTAGCATTTGGTCATAGTGCAGTTTCAATGGCTACAGCAGAAGCTATTGCAGGAAAAGCACCTAGACGTGTTCCTTTAGGATTTTTATCATTGGCAGCAAATGCTGCAGCAGGTGCTGCAACTCCAGAGCTATATATTCCTTTCAATACACCAATTGTGGTTAGTCCGGGGGAATTTGTTGCTGTGGTCGCAAAGAATTTAGGTACTGTTACAACGACTGGTGTTATTAATTTTCATGTCACATATGATTGTTATTGGGAGTAATAAAATTTAGAGTATTTATAGATATAATTCAATAAAAATATAGAAATATGGCAATATTAGAAGGTGGAGTTTCTGGAAACATAGCAGAAGTAGACTCAAATAAAAATTTAAAAGTTAACCTACCTACAGGACAAACTCAAGCAGGGTATGCATCAATCATTTTCGAAAATGATGCAGGTACACTGTTTGGTACTAAAAGAGTGGGTGTTCCTTTTGTAACATACGATAGAAGATTATCTGTGGGTATTGATACCCCATATTTTGATTATACTTTTAACGCCACTGCACAGGATACTGGGGTTTGGAGATATGTGACTGCAACCATGACGACAACTTGGGGTACTACTGGTATGTTATTGAACGCTTCATTAACGCCAACGACAACTACTGGCACTGCAGTTTCATCGTGGAGAACATTTCCATTAACAGCAAATGGTACTATGGTTGTTGATATGACATTACTTATGACTGATACCATAGTTGCAAACCAAGTTGTTGAATTTGGTTTATTTCCTTTTGGTGCAGGTACTGCTGCTCCTACAGAAGGGGCATTTTTTAGATTTACCAATGCAGGTTTAATTGGTGTGCTTAACTTTAACGCTGTTGAAACTACCAGTGCAATAATGCTTTCTGCAGGTGCACTTACTGTTAATCAAGCTTATCAGTTTACAATTAAAATACATGAAAGAATTGTTTCTTTTTGGAGAGATGGTGTACTTTTGGCAAATGGTGAAATTTCAATACCTGCTGCTCAAGGACAACCTTTCATTACAACACAGCTACCACTAACATTTCAATTTAGAAACTCTGGTGCTGCATCAGGTACATTAGCTGCAACAAAAGTATTAGATGCTGCAGTAGATCAGAAAAGTTTAAATTTAGGAAAACAATACTCACATATTCAAGCAGGTAAAGGTTTGATGGCTTATCAAGGAACAAACGGTGGTACTATGGGTACTACTGCGTTATATTCAAACTCATTAGCTGCAGGTGCTGGTGCTGCTATGACAAACACAGCAGCATCATTGGGTTTAGGTTTAGGTGGTCAATTTACAACGACAGCGACATTAGTTGCAGGTACTGATGGTATTGTATGTAACTTTGCAGTTCCTGCAGGTGGTGTTAACCAAATACCAAGAATGTTATACATAACGGGTGTTAGAGTTCAATCTGCAGTAACAGCAAACTTAACTGGTGGGCCTTTACTTTGGGCCTATTCATTAGCTTTTGGTCATTCAAACCTTAACTTAACAACTGCAGAAGCAATTGCAGCAAAAGCATCGAGACGTATTGCATTAGGTTTTGAAACAATTCCTGTAACATCAATTGCTGGTGTTGTAGGTGCAGGAGTATATGTGGCGTTTAACAGTCCAGTAGTTGTGGCTCCAAACGAAAATATTGCTCTAGTTGCTAAAAATTTGGGTACTGTAGCATCTGCTGGTGCTGTAACTTTCTTAGTATTTTTTGACGGTTATTGGGAATAATATTAGTAATAAAATTTTATAGAGTCATGGGAATGATTATAGATTTCGTAAATAAAGTAATTGCAAGTTTTGATAACACTCCAAACGGATTTAGTGCTCGTAAACTTTCTGCATTCATAACAATTCATACTGCAGTGGTTATGTCCATTAAACTTGGAACCCCTGAAAATGCACAATATTTGGTGAGTATATTATTGTTATTCGCATTAATGTGCTTAGGTATTGTAACTGCAGAACAAATTATTAGATATAAAGATGGATTAAAAGGTGGTGCAGCACCAGAAAAAAAGGATGCTGATCCTAAATTATAAGTCAAATGACCCAGTTAACGGATTTACAATTAAAACAATTAAGTACCGTAGTAAAGACGGAAACTGCTTCTAAGGCAAATACAGCACTTAGAATAGGAACTCTATTTGAAAATATTATTGATAGTAAAACAAATAACTTATCAGGTAATACTGCTGTAACGGGTGCAACAAATTTAGGTGGAAATGGTTTATACTCATTGACAGTAAATCACCAATTAAAATTTAAAGGTCTAGTTGCTGGTTCTAATATTACGTTAACACCATCCAGTACTGGTGTAACAATAACATCCACAGGTGGTGGGGGTGGTAGTACTCCCGGTGTTTCTAAATTAGGTAATATTGCAAAGACTAAATTTATCATTGACGCATATGCGATTGTAAGATTACGTAATTCATTTGTTGACCCGGGCAATGGTAATTTTTATATAAAATACGAATTATTAGATGTTCAATCAGGACACGATTCACATTTTATTTATGGTGCTCATCCAATGAATGATCAACAAGTTTATGTAGATTACCCTCCAATCAAAGAAGTTTATTATGGATTAATGATTCCTGATGATACTATGACTGGATACGGAATTGCAATGATGGGTACAGGTGTAGGATATATTAATATGCAAGCTTATATGCGTATTCCTATGATGGTGAGCAGTGATGTAATAAAATTATCCACTATTACATCAACTCCAGCAGCAGTTGGAGTTATTGGTGGAACTTTATCAGTAGATGGAACAGGTATATTTACTTATACTGTTAGTCCAATTAGATCAGGATATGAAATGCAATCTTATCAAATTAAAGTAAGAATGAAAACAGGAGTAGGAATTTTCAATCTTGAAAATGAAGCTGCTTTTGGCACGAATCCACTCAAGTTCAGCATCAGAGATGCTGCCGGAATTAAAATTACTTCTTTTGATTCTGCAAACGATGGAGACTTTATAATTATAACTTCACCCACTGCTAATGTTCTTTTTGATGCAAGGTATACTAAAGGTACGTTTAATTTTGGTGATATGGGATTTGAGGCTACATATGTTAATTTTTGGGCAATTTTAAAAGCAGAAGCTTGGATGATTTGCAGTCCAGTAGATAGTGTTTCAGTATTATCAGAATGGCAACCATATCCATTAGCAACGGATTATCAACTATATCGTTCAACATCAATTACATTAGATACCACAATACCACAGACAGGAAATATAACTTCCTTTAATGGTGAAACACAAGTCTATACGGGTACTGGATTTCAATTTACGGACAGTGGTTTGACCCCAAATACTCAATATTGGTATCGTTTAAAAGGAACTGTTAATGGTGTTCCAAATACTGTTATAACATTTTTTGATGTTAAGACCAATCCTAATTAATTTATTGTTTAATACAATTTTATTACTATATTTACAACATGACTAATTTTGGGCGTGGTGGGATTATACTAAGCAAATCTGTGTTCGTTGTTTCTTGTGAAAGAATATTAAAACGAGCATGGTATAAGATTAATTTCATGGCTAACAACCAGTTAAATGATCGTATAAAAGCCCTTCCTAAAGAATTAAGAGTATTCAGTGTTGACGATCATTGTTGGCATTTACACACGAAAGGTTTATATGAAATAATTAAATCATATAAGAGATCAGAGAAAATTAAATTTGAATTTGGCCTCGAAGGAAGACAAGATTTTTTAGCCCAAATCAAAAAAATAGATGAATTAGAAGTCGAAAAAGTAAATAAGGTTGAAGCTCTTAAAATGAAAAACGCAGATGCGTTGGCTTTTAAAGCAGAGCTTGAATTAAATTACAAAAATTATGAACCTGAACTTCTTTCTTTCATGAAAGAAGGAATAAAATTCTATCCATACCAGATCGTTGCAGCGATGTTTCTTAGACGTGTCAAATCAGCATTGCTTTCAATGGAAATGGGTTTGGGTAAAGCAGAAAAATTAGATTCTAAATTGTTAACGCCAAATGGTTGGATTAGAATGGGTGATGTAAAATTGGGTCATCAAATAATTGGATCAGATGGTAAACCCCATAATGTAATTGGTGTTTTCCCACAAGGAATAAAAGATATATATAGAGTTTGGTTTAATGATTATACTTACACAGAATGCTGTGATGCCCATCTTTGGGCAGTAAATTCTTCCACAAGAATGTGGAGAACTAAAATGAATATTAATAATTATCCAAATAGAATTTTAACACTTCGTCAAATAATGAATGAGGGATTACAGTTTAAAAATGGTAATCGTAAGCATTATATTCCAATAGTAGAACCAATAGAATTTCAGGAAAAAAAATTATTTATTCATCCATATTTATTAGGGTCTATATTAGGTGATGGAGCAATAACTGAGAAAGATGGTATTGGGTTCTCAACTAGTGATTTAGAAAGTATTGATCTAATAAAAGAAGTATTATATAGTGGTAATACGATTCAGAAAAAAATATCATCAAAATATGATTATAGTATTACGAGTAAAACCAATAAAAACGAAATAAATCGTGAATTAAAAAGATTGAATCTAAAGGGTTGTAATTCATATACTAAATTCATACCCGATGAATACAAATTTAGTTCTATTAATCAACGCTTAGAATTATTGCGAGGTTTATTAGATACTGATGGACATGTGTTTAAAGATGGATCACATATTGAAATAACATTAGCATCGAAACGACTCATAGAGGATTTACAATTCATAATACAATCATTGGGTGGAATTGGTAGGATTAAAGAAAAATGGATAATATATAAGGGTATGCGTAAAATGTATTATAGAATGGGTGTTAAATTACCACCACAATTTATACCATTTAAACTATTACGTAAAGTTGAAAGATACAAACCAGTCACAAAATATTTACCTAATAGAGCGATAACAAAAATAGAATACGTTGGAAAACATGAAGCACAATGTATTGCAGTAGATTCACCAGATCATTTGTATCTTACAGATCATTGTATTGTAACACACAACACATTATGTTCAATAGCATATGGGGAAATGATGGGATTTAAGAAAATATTTGTCATCACTCCAAACAGTTTGAAGTTTAACTTTTTAGATGAAGTAGAAAAATTCACTAAAGGGACTAAAGCACATATAATAAATTATAAGGGAAACAAATATTCATTGAAAGAATCGAAATACATAATAGTAAATTATGATTATTTCAATTCAAAGAAATTTGAAAAGGTATTAACGAAATTCGAAGCGTTGGATTTAGGATTTCTTGAATGTGTAATCTGTGATGAAAGTCATTTACTAAAGAATACTGATGCAAATACCTATAAGAATTTCAAGAGAATATTTAAGGATATACCCTGTAAGGTGTTTCTATCTGGAACTCCAATGCCAAATCGAAGTAAAGAACTTTATACTGTATTGAATCAAATATCACGTTTAGATTTTCCAACCAAGAAATTCTTCTATGAGACATATTGTGGTATGATTCAAGATAAAGATGTGCGTGGCGGTTGGAGATATGAAGAAGGGTTGGCTAAATTAGAGGAATTGTTTTATAAGACAGCACCATATACCTATCGCAAGAGAAAAATTGATGTCTTAAAAGATTTGCCAGATAAAATATATAATAGAATTCTCATTGAGATGACACCTGAGCAACAGGCCACATATAACAAAATAGAAGAAGGGGTTGCCAACGAGATATTTGCCCAATCACAAATGAGTGCAATAAATGCACTAACAATAATGTTGAGATTGAGACAATACACATCACTCCTTAAAATAGAACCAACAATTGAATTGGTAAAGAGATTATTGGATGAAGGAGAAAAATCGGTGGTAGTTGATATGTTCAAACCCCCATTGTTGAAACTTTCCGCAATGCTTGGTGATGTGGCCGTTTTACATACAGGAGATCAGGATGAGGTTGAAAGAAATGCAGCAAAGAATGATTTTCAGAACCCTGATGGAAAATACAAAGTATTTCTTGCATCGATAGCAACCACAAAATATGGATTAACTCTAACTGCAGCCAGTAAGATGTTTATGATGGCACTTCCATTTAGTGTTGGAGAATACGATCAGGTATCGGATAGATTGCATAGAATTGGTCAGAAAGACACTGTGTTCATTTATCCTCTTATCATTAAGGATAGTATTGATGAATATGTTTTCAATATGATCGAAAGAAAAAGAAAAGAAGTTACTAAAGTAATGGATAATGAAGATTACGTATCTAATGTTGATGATAGTGTACTATCGGAGATATTGGCAATACTAAAGAAAAAATATATGAAGTAGTTAATGGAGACTATAAAATATTATAATCAGTATACAAAAATTAGTGATATATTTGAACAATACGTTCAATATAATTTTGATCAAAAATTGATCGATTTTTTGATTGGAGAATGTGCCAATTTTTTATACAGCAAAGGGATTGATAGAAATGTAATTAAGTACTTTTCCCTTGAATTTGAGGTGTCTGTAGACAATTCTTTTGTTCAAATTAGGGGAGGTAACTTAATGGCCTCATTATGGCTTATTAACGTCTTTCCACCATATCCAGAAAAATATATTGAAGGAAAATTATGTTTTTTTGAAAACAAAAACTATATTTACGAACCGAAGAACAAATCTCTCAAAATAAAGAAGCATGGATACGAAAGAAGTGGAAGTAAAAAACGAAATTAGTAATTTTTTACAAGGCCATAATACTCAAAAATACGTAGTAAATGTTGAAACAGTTTATTATAATAATAGGGCTTCATGTATAATTCATGAACCTGATAAAGAACCATATCTTAAAACAATTGAGTATACACCATTTCTCTATTTAAAAAATTTAGAGAAATTTCGTATAGAATTATATGATGGTGTTCGTGAACATCAAAGACAAGCCGAATTCAATCATTGTATATCTATCGAAGAATTAAATACAGGTAATAATCCTCGTCTTGAAGAAGGATTCACTCATAAAATTTCTAGTAGTAGATCATATACTGATATTCTTTCTTTCTTGAAAGAAGGTGGTGTTGACATGTGGGAAAAGTACTCATTGACAGAATTTTCAAAAATTCAATTTCCTGTTAGAATTCCAATGTGGTATAATAAAGAATTTCATTCTGGTATTGTTAAATTGTTGAAGAAGAAAAAGAAAATAGAGGCAATAAGAGTACTTTCTAATGAAGTTGTGAAGTATAATAATGATGTCTTTTCTAAGAGTATTATTATTTGGGCCAATGAGTTATGTTCATATTTGTTGAAGGTTATTAATGGTGAATATAAGTATAAACATTTATTTTTTTCGATGAAAACTGATGAACAATTTTTTATCTCTACAGGTATTAGATTGTTTAAAGGAATTGAGCACTATAATGAACTCCATAAAGTTGTTTTTGATATTGAAACGACTGGATTGAAGTATAAAAGAGATAGAATATTCCAAATCGGAATACGAGATAATAGAGGTTTTGAAGAAATTATTGAGGTGAATAAAGACAACGATGATGAGGAAGAAAAAAGAATCATAGTCAAATTTTTTGAAACTATAAATCAAATTAGACCTGCAGTTATTGCTGGCTATCACTCAGAAGAATTCGATTTTCCTTTTATATTGGGTCGTGCTATTGAGGAATTGAAAATGAATATAGCTCTATTCAGAACCACATTGAGTAAGATAACATATTTAGATGAAAATGATAATATAGATAAATATAAATTCAAGATCAGAAGAAAGGACAATTGTAGTGTTAAATATGGTAGCACTGCTGAGAAATATACTTCCACATTAATGTGGGGTTATACTGTAATTGATATTATTCATGCAGTAAAAAGAACTGCTGCCGTTAATTCAGAGATTAAAAACAATAAATTGAAATATATATGTAAATATGAAAAAATAGCAAAACCAAATAGAATGTATGCGGAAGGTGATAGAATTCACGATATATGGGAAGAAAATAAAATACATATAGTTAATCCTGTTAATAACTCATACGAAGAAATTCCTACGGAATATCAATTGGATGGTAATAAATTATTTGATCTTCAAACATTAAAAGAAAAGAATGATCCAGATTATCAAACACATCGTGTTCAAACAATTAATGAACTTTCTAATACTGGTATTCTTGATTGGTTGAAAAGTAAAATGACAATATATACAAAGGATTTTAAATTAATAAAGGGGAGTACTATTATTAGACAATATCTATTGGATGATTTATGGGAAACAGAAAAAGTTGATGGTCTTTATAATCAAAGCTCTTTTCTTTTAGCAAAGATTGTACCTACAACATATTCGAGAATTTGTACGATGGGTAATGCTGCAGTGTGGAATTTGATTATGACTACATGGAGTTATGAAAATAACATAGCAATACCATCTCCTGATAGTTCAGATGAATTCTCAGGTGGTTTGGCGAGATGCTATAAAAAGGGTTATATTGAAAATATAGCTAAGATTGACTACAGGGCAATGTACCCTATGATACAATTAACTAATGATATATTTCCCCCATTTGATATAACAGGGGTTATCAAGAAAATCTTATTATACTTGACATCAACTCGTAATGAATTTAAAATTTTAGCTGGTGATGAGTCTCCACTTCCAAAAGAAGAAAGAAATACATATAAGGTAAAACAATTACCAATAAAAATTCTTAATAACTCATTGTTTGGTGCTTTAGGTTCTGGTAGAGCCTTTAATTGGTCAGATACTCTTTGTGCAGCTAGAATTACTTGTGTTGGACGTATTCATTTAAGACAAATGATTACTTGGTTTATGCAATATCAATTAACTCCAATACTTGCAGTTACTGATGGCGTTAATTTCTCGTTTCCTACTGACAGTGCATTTGACATAAATAAAGTACCTTTTGGCAACGGTATTACAAAGCCAATTGACGAGGCTTGGATATATATGTTGGATGGTAGAACATTTACTGGTATTAGAGCATTATCAGAGAAATTCAATAAGGAGGAAATGCCACAACCATTTATGGGTGTTGATATGGATGGTATATGGAAAAGTTCTCTTACTTTATCACGTATTAATTATGCAAACCTTACAAATGAAGAAGTTGATAAAAAAAGTGGTAATATAATTTCACCTAAAATTAAATTGACAGGAAATACAATAAAATCAAAAACGATGCCTGAATATATTGAGGATTTTATTGATAATGGGTTGAAATTAATTTTGAATAATAAGGGTGAAGAGTTTGTGGAGTACTACAATGAGTATTTAAAGAAGATTTACTATAAGCAAATACCTTTTAAAAAAATAGCAACAAAAACGAAATATAAGAAAACCATAAAGGATTATTTGAATCGTGGGTTTAATAAGAATAATCAACCGAAAGCGAAACAAGCTCATATGGAACTTATTATACAACAAAAAAATGATGCCATTACTAAACAATATGAAAAACAGTATGGTGTTGATGCTACTACGGTAATGGAAAAAAATGATAGATTAGTAATTGATATGTATGCAAAACTTTATGGGGCTGATAATGGTGAATCATCTGCGACTTTAGCAGAGAAAAAAGAAATGGTTGGACATTTTCTTTATTCTGAACCAGAATTAGATACATATCTTTATTATGTGAATATAGGTATAAAAAAATCACAAGGTGATAGTTCTAAAATTTCTAATGAAAATGGGGAGATGGTTTTAGCATCGAAATTAATTTCTGTAGAGGATTTAGAATTGAATCCCGAATTAACTGGAAATTATAACGTTGCTAAATATGTGGATTCTTTTAATAAAAGAGCCAATAGTATAATGGAAGGATATTCTCCAGAAATTAAAGCAGAGATTTTAATTAAAGACCCAAGTAAGAGAGAATATCTCGATTCAAAAGATTTAGTATTACGTAGTTTTAAAGGAGATGATTATGATGAATCGTTGATACTAGAAGAAAAGGAACTTAGATTCTGGAACAGAACTGGATATGACCCAAATTTAATTTGGAAAGGATTTTCCCTACCATCAGAACATGCTCTTGATAATTTAATTGAATATAAGGAGAAGATTGAAATATTGAATAATAAATTTAAAGCTGCTGGTGATAAAAGAGTAGTTAAATCAGTGAATGATAAACTTGTTGAGGGCGATTTTATATTGCTTAAAAACTTCATTTCGTATGATCTTTATTTGTTTAATGGTATATTTATTGAGTGGCGTAAAAAAGTGTTTGAGGAAGATAAAATTATGAAGCTTTACGATTTTATTGACGCAGGATTATCTAAAGCGACAATACAAGCAAAAAAGGAGTATGCGACTAAGTTTAAGGAATTATTCAAAATACCTCAAGAATCTATGTTATCTACAATCCCCAAAGGTGTTGAAATGTTTGAAGAATTCTATGCAATAGAATTAATTGCAGCTAAAAAGAAACAAAAACAGATTGATGCTGATGAAGATGAAGCATTGGAGGATTTGAAGTTCTTGGATTCTGCTGGTACTGATATTGAAAGAGATTAACATGAAAATAGATGTAATTTGTTTGATGGATGGTGATGGTCATTTTCATGCCGTTCATATAGATAATCGGAAACAAGTCATTAATGCCATAAAGTCGGTTGAGGATGGAAACCATTATGTCAATGTTATTGATGACATGGACTTTGATGATACACTCTCTAATTTTTATGAGAATTTTACCGATCAAGAGTTTAGAGATTTTGTGGGAAACTTCATTGAAAGGGGAAGGTGTGAGCAAATAACTATTGAAATATAGCATTATTTAAAGTATTTATGTAAAAAGAATGGTTAACTCATACAAATATTGGACAAAGCAAGAATGTGCTATCGAAGCAAGGAAATTCAACACTAAAACTGAATTTAAAGAGAATTCTTCGAAAGCCTATCGTGCATCATTAAGACATGGATGGTCTAATGAAATTTGTTCACATATGAAAGAATTGTTAAAATCAGATGGATATTGGACAAAACAAAATTGTATACTTGAGGCATTGAAATATAAATATAGATCAGAATTTAAAAAACAATGTAGTGGTGCGTATAACGTGTGCGTGAAAAATAAATGGTTAAATGATGTGTGTGCACACATGATAAAACCAAAGATTCACAATAAATATTGGACAAAAGAGTTATGTCACGAAAAATCATTAAAATGTTTCAACAGAAAAGAATTTGAGAATATGCATCCAGATGCATATCAAGCTGCACAAAAATATGGGTGGTTAGATGAGATTTGTTCTCATATGTTTAGATTGGGGTCAAAAGTTAAAAGAATGATATATGCATGTGAATTTTCCGATAATCATGTGTATGTAGGACTAACGTACAATTCAAAAAGAAGAAAAAATGAACATTTTAATCCGAGAGAATATACTAAAAGTTCCGTATATCTACATATAACAAAG